AAATGATCTAAAGGGAAATAATCAACAATATCCTTAAAAGATCCTCCGTTAGGTGAGTAACACACACGCATATCCGTATTTGGAATGAGAACAGATGAATCCATGTGCAGTTGTGTTGTGAATTTACCTCCACATTTTTCAGGATTTTCTTTCCTGAAAATAACCTTGAGAGCATTTGCTCCATCAAAATAATGATTTGGAATCATAACAACATTAGAGCGCAAAAATAAACCATTAACCATCAATCTCTTGTCACCAACTTCAACAGTTCCGTAAACCAAATTTTTGTCAATAATATCCTTGATATGGTCACGACAACTCAGGAATGATTTGTGTGTCAATGGTAAACGTCTGGTTGCTACACCAGACCAAACATTGTCCTCTTTATCTCTTTGTGAAACCTCTTCGATAGTTGTGGGTTCAAGGGAACCTTGTGGGTTCAATCCAACCCACCGCTTGTACAATTTGGCAAGTGTATAAGCAACACCCATAACAGCCGATGCTTTAAGAATCTTCGACAAATGGTTATCTCGCAATTCTTGAAGAATGGGTCTCAAGCTATTTCGATTTGCTAAATCCGATACGTAATCTTCTTTAACAAGCTTGATCATGTGCGATTGTCTAAAAGCACAATAGCCAAAACCAAGCCCCAATGCACCCAAAGTCAAACATTTATCTTTCCTTGGGATAAACTGGGAAAAAATGCCAGACAATCCTAATAAGGACCACTGTACACAAGACTTCTTAACGTAAGTATCCCTCAACTTGCGAGCTTCACACAACATGAAAACTTTTTGTAGTCTAGGATCACTAATCCAACTCGTTGGAATAACAGTTATCCAATCAAATCTTCTAATCAAAGCTCGGGCAGCCAAAAGAATACCAGTAGAAACAGATGTTTCAAGAAAATCGATTGAACCAAACACATCTCCAACAATTTTATCCTTAGCAATACGCTTAACTTCATGACAGACACCCATAAGACGTGATCCAACCTGAGGTCGTTTCTCATCATCACTGTGACTGTCAAAAATGTCATTCGACGCATTTTCTCCAGAAAAATTAAAATTAGATTTGCGAATGTCAAAAACAAATTTACTGGTACAACAATGTTCCAAACAATGGTTCTTCAATTGTTTGCATCCATCAACACCGCAAAGAATAATATCACTAGATCTGGCATCTTGTAAATTTACCAGATCAAATTGCTC